AAAAGCCGCACGGTGTCGGGTGCTGTCGCAACCGGCCGTACGGCTTTGGGAAGTGGAGCGTATCGGGATCGAACCGATGACCTATTGCTTGCAAAGCAAAAAGTCTTTTCCACATCACCGCCGAACGTGCTTTTGAGGGGGCTAAAACCAATCATCGACAAGTAGGTTGGCCCAGTTGAGCCGGCGTGGTACTCTTTGGGGGACACCACCTCCAACCGGGACACCCCCATGCTCTACCTCGTCGCCATCATCTTCCCGCCAGCAGCTCTCCTCTTTGCCGGCAAAGTCGGGCACGCGATACTGAACCTCATCTACGTCATCATCTGCGTGTGCTTGATGATCTTTGGCATCGGATTCCTTCTGTACATCGGCGCGATCGTCCACGCCTGCGTCGTCATCGCCGGCAAATCCGCCGACAAACGCACCGACCGCATCGTCCAAGCTATGCAGCAAAACCAGCACCAACAGCAGCGATAGGGCCGGCATGCTAACGCACCACAAACTCGGCGACGGAACTATTCAGGTCGACGGCGAGATCATCGCAGTGAGCGCGATCGAGCTCGTGCCGTCGGCGACGTTGGTTGCGTTGGATGCCCAGAGGATACTCGCCAGTCTCAAGCTGTCGGGCCATCACTTCCAGGCCGTGGGGGAGAGTGAGCGCGAGGCGCAGGCCCTTCTCGATGAGCTGCGACAGAGGACGATGGCCTAGACGTCCTCCCAAGCCCCCTGCAGCTCCGTCCCCGAGATCACCAGCCCCGTCGGCCGCTCCGGCTGGGGCCGATGCCGCAACACCTGCGCCGTCATCCAGCTCCCCACGTTCCCCGCCAGGTCGACGCCGCGCAGGCGCACCGAATAGTCCCCGGCCGGGAACCGCGCCAGCGTCTCGTGCATGAGCGGGTCGGGCGTCCCGCCCTCCGCCTCCTCACGCTCCGCGGCCGAGTCCCACATCTGAATCAGGTCCGGCTGCGCCGCCGAATCAATCTCCAGCTCCAGCGTGTCCCCAAACTGATAGTCCGTGTCGCGCACGATCGGGATCGTCATCTTGCCTGCCATCGCTCAATCCTTCCGCTTGTAGGGCACCAGTTTGTTCAGCTTCGACTGACGGCGTTTACACCCGACGCACGACTTGACCCCGACCACACCGGCCAGCTTGGCCACTGTATCACCCAGCCCCCGAGACGCTGGCGGTGCGGGCGTGCGCGGCTCCCACACCGCGACCTCGCCGTCGATGATCGTCGCTTTGAGGTACGGCGTGTCGATCTCGACCGTCCGGCCTACTTCACTGGTGGGGCGGATGCGCATCATGGCAAGCTCACCGTGGCCGTACCGCCGTTGGAAACATGTTGCGTTCCGGCGCAGCCCAACTGATTAGTGACAGCCACGCCCAGGTCCACCTCGCCGGTCCAGTCGAACACGTCGCCAGCCGCCGTGGATGTCTGAATACGCACCAGCTTACCGCTTGCCCGATTGATCTGAATAGCTAGATTCAATGAAACAGCACCTGTCACGCTTGGTGCGCCGCTGCATGTTGTGCTGCCCGAATAAATGAGTTCCTGACCGTTGGGCAGCGCGACGATGTAGGTGCATACCCCAAGGGTCAGGTTTGAGAAGGGGACAAGGTAAACACCATCGACGGTGGACGTGTAACGCCTGGATGATGTTGGGCTTGTTTGCTCACAAGGGCAGTTCGCCGCATCCACGCCCAACAAGGTCAACTCAATTTCAGGCACGCACCCACACCCCCGCACGGTGCTTCCCCCCAGCACACCACCCGACCCACAATACACGCTCGGAGGCACCATCAGCTGTCGTCCTTGATCCACACCCGGCCGGCGTTGTTCAGGTCCATCCAGAAAATCTCGTCGCTACCCGTCGTCTGCACGCCTGTCTTCCCGCAACGCACCGCGAGGATCTGCGTGGTGTTGGCGACGTACACCAACTCATCCGGCAGGATCCACGTCTCGTCCTCACCGCCGATCGTCGCTGTCACCGATTGCGTGCTGACCGTAGATAGGGCCGTAACGTTCGGGTACCAGTCCTCATCGTGCCGCAGCTCCGGCGGCTTCGCCACGGGAATATCCACCGACGCCTCCGCATCGTCCTGGTCAAGCGACCGACAAACGAGGTAGTCGTTCTGGATCGACTTCACCACCATCCGCCGGATCACCGCGCCGCCGGCCGACGCGGCCCCCTTGCCGCCGCCGGCGATGACCAGACCACCGCCGGGCGCGTAGCTCACCGAGACGCCGCCAGCGCCCCGCACATTGCGCAACGCGGCCAGCGCGTCCGCGATCTCGCGGGCCTGCTCGGGCGTCACCAGCAGGGGTTGCAGATCGGCCATCGGTCAGATCCCCAGGGCAGCGAAGTTGAGGTACTTGGCCGAGAGGCGGCGCACGATCGCGACCGGCGTCGCCGAGCTGCCCAGGACTTGCCCCAGACCGTCGAGGTTCACCGGCTCGCGGACGGGCTCGGTACCGTCCTCGGTCATGATCGGCAAGTAGGTCTGCTTGCCGTCGACCACCGCGCCCTTGACGCGGGTGCCCCGGTCGGCGGTGAGCGTGTCCCACCCCTCGAGCTCGCCGCTCTGGGTGACGCCGGACTTGTTCTTCACCACCGCCGGCAGGGTCGCGGTGTCGATCGGCTCGCGGTACTCGAAGGGGGCGCGGAGCTTGACCCAGATCCCTCCCTCGACTTCGACCTCGTCGACGTTGGCGATGCCCCGGCATCGCACCGAGCCCTTGGGTGCGCCCTGCCAGGTCGTGAGGTTCTTCGCGTTGCGGTAGGGCCGGATCTCCTGGAAGCAGGCGGCGAGCGTCGCGTACTGCTGCCACCACTCGACGGTGAGCACCTCCTGGTCGCCGAGGTCGGTGAGCGGCGGGTCGATGGGCTGCCCGGCGCTGTTCTCGATCGGGTCGCCGTCGGAGTCGATGTCCACGGGCACGCTGCTCACCGAGGTCTGCAGCCGGTAGACCGGGGGCCCGCCGATCACCGCCTCGTCGGTGCCCGCCGGCTCGTAGCCGGCCTCGACGAGGTAGTCGCCCGAGCCGCCCAACGGCGCGGGGGGGCTGCCCTCGATCGACATCGACCGGCAGACCACCGAGGGGTCCGGCCGCTCGCCGAAGGTGGTGTACCAGGGCGCGTTGATGAACACGCCCGCGTAGTGCCGCATCTTCGCCCGGGCCTCCATCTCGGAGCGCGCGATGCACTTCCATCGGCGGGTGTGCGTGAAGCCGTCGGCCGTCTCGTTGACGGGGCCGGCCTTCTGCTCGCGGATGTCGGCGGTGCTGGGCATGGGGAGGTCGGTTCCTGGGGCGTGGGGTTAGCGCGGCAGCGCGACGCCAGCGAGCTTCGCGCCCGCGGGCTGCTTCATGACTTCGAGCTGCTTCTCGGCGACGGCCTTGAGCTTGTCGAGGGTCGTCCGCATCGCGTCGGTGTTGCTGGCCGTCTTCTCATGGGGCTGCTGGGCGCGGGAGTTGGCCAGCGAGGCGAGGCCCAGGAAGCGGCGGCTGACCTGCAGGGCGTCCACCGACACCTGCTGCTGGACGACGCTCTTGAGGTCCTTCTCGGCGGCGCTGCCCTTGGGCGGCTTCTCGATGCTGACCGGGACCGAGATCCCCGCGCCGGCCCCGTCGCCGATGAGAGAGCCCAGGTCCAGGGGGCTGTCCTTGAAGCGGTCACGCAGGCGGGAGAAGAACCCGCGGTCGTCGGAGAAGTCGAACAGCCCATCGAACAAGCTGGTCGTCGTGTTGATCTCGGCTAGACGTTCCTCCATGAACTGGCCCAGCCCGCCGGCCAACCCGCCGCCGACCTCGGCGACCTGCTGGCGCAGCACCCGTTCGAGGTCGCCCTCTCGACGCTGGGCGATCCGAGGCACATCGGACAACTTGGCCTCGAATCCCTCGGTGAGCGGAGCCCAAAGGTCCTCGAACTTGACCTCGCCGGTGATCAGCCCGGGCAAGTTCTTCAACACTGACACCGCGTTCTTGGCCATGTTCTCGAAGATCGTTTTCGAGAAGTTCATCATATCGGTCAGGATCTTGCCCCAGTTGTTGCCCAGCCATTCCAAGACATCGGGGATCACGCTGCCGAAGAAGTGGTGCACCTGGTTGGCGAACTTCACGACGCTCAAGCTCGCCCCCAGGAACACCAGCTCCACCACCTGCTTCCAGTTCTTGAGCCCGAACTCGACGGTGATCAGCGACTTGGTGACGAGGTCCCGCAGCCCGACCGCCATCTCGCCGGCCCTGCCCATCGACGGGAAGATCGAGCGGATGACGCCCATGATCGCCGTGCCGGCCGTCTTGACGATGTCGACGATCGTGAGGACCAGCTGCTTCACCACGCCGAAGCGGGCCAGCATGACAGGCATGTAGAAGCCGACCAGCTTGCGGACGAAGCCGAAGACCGTGGTGAACAGCGACGCGACCCGTGGCCCGACGACGCCGACCAGCGTGACGACCCGCTCGATGAGGTTGCCCACGAACTGCGAGACCCGGGGCCCGACCTGCTCGACAAGCCCCTTGAACCGGCCGGACAGCGAGACGATGATCGGCGCGAGCTTGGAGCCGATCATCTCGCGGAAGTCGCCCCAGGTGTTCTTCATCTGCTGCACCGCGCCGCGCGTGGTGCCCGAGTCCGAGGTCATCATCGTGAGGCCGCGCGAGGCGAGGTCCTGCACGATCGCCATCTTCTCCGCCTCGGTCGTCGCCGAACGCAGCGCGGGCACGTATCGCTGCAGCGACGTGAAGTTGCCCTCGAGGGCGTTGAGGTACGCCCGGCCCATCATCTCCGCACCCTGCCCGGTCGCGCGGGACAGGCCCAGCGTCGCGGCCGTCGCCGACTGGAGCTCTTGCCCGGCCAGCCCGCTGAGCTGCGAGACGTAGGCCGCGAGCTGTAGCGTCGCCTCGTCGCCCTGGGTGGTGATCTCCTGGAGCCCCGAGGCGAACTCCCGCATGTCCTGCAGCGTGGAGGCCCCCTCGTCGCCGGCCAGCTCCATCGCGGTCCGGAGGTTCTGGACGGCCTGCTCCTGCTCCATGAACGCGGCGACCGACCCCTTGGCGAACGACACCACCGCGCCGACACTCAGCCCGGCCCCGATCGCCGCGCCCAGCGCGAGGACCTTGGTCTTGAGCCCGCCCAGCGCACGACCGACCCCGCCCACCGGGCGCGAGGCGCGGTCCTTGGCGCCGAGGATCAGGTCTAGCCGCTTGCTCTTAGCCATCGTCTGTCTTCACGTAGCCGTCGCCGAACTTCACCAGGCCCAGCTCTTCCCGCACGGCCGATCGCTCGGCCGACACAAACTCAAACGCCTCACAGAACTGCGCCGACTGGTCGAACCAGCCTCCCGATTCGGGCAACGCCGGCAGCCCACGCTCGATCATCGCGCACAGCGTGAGCAGCTCCGCGACGTCCTCGGTGATCAAGGCGGAGGGATCGCCGAGGATGTCGAGGTGGCCGTCTCCCCCGCAGCTTCCGCAGGCGAGCAGCCGCACTCGGACTCCATCGCGTCGAGCTGCAGCGGCCCCGGGGTCGTCGGCGACGCGGTCCCATGTGGGCTCGGGGATCCAACCGAGCCCGTCAAGCCAGCGCTGCCACCCGGTGTACCGGCCGTTGCATCCGGGACACCTGATCCGGTGGGGGTTGCTCTCGGTTCCGTGGGCAAGCTCTCCGCCAGGGAGGCGGTCGAAGGCCCCGAACTCGATGCGGGCGGCAGCGCGGATGCTTTTTTTTGGTCGAGCGTCAGCAGGCGGGCCTGGTAGAGCGACTCGAACAGCATCATCAGGTCGGCGTCGTCGAGGAGGCGGTCGAGGTCGGCCACATCGAAATCGACCGGCTCGCCGTCCTCATCCGTCTGGTTGTCCCACATGAGCAGCAGATCGCCGAGCGCCGACTCGATGTCGTCGAACAGGGCGTTGGCGTCGGCGTCGGTGGTGTCCTGGCCCATGCCCGTAACGCGGGCCTGCAGCTCGTTGAGCACGCGCTGCTGGCGGCGGCGTAGCGTCGGGAACACAAACACCGGCTGCTGTTTAGCCGGCAGGTCCAGGAAGCGGGGGAGGACGATCTCGATATGCCCGTCAGCCGTCAGCCGGATCGGGCTTGGGCGGACGGGTGCTTTCGCTTCGAGGGGTGGCGTCGGGGTCGGTGGTGTCATCATCGGCCTTGGGTGGGGGTGCGAACTCGTCGCCGGCCGGAACGGGCTTGGCGATCTCGGGGTCTGCGGGCAGGGCGGGCAGGTCCTTGAGGTAGGCCGCCCGGTCCGCCTTCGGCATCTTGTTGAGGCGGGCGAGGTAGCCGCGCCGCTGGTCGTCGGTGAGGGCCCGCCACGCCTCGAGGATGCCGGCCTTGGCGGTGCGCTCGTAGCCGCCGCGGCTCATGCAGAGGGCGGCGCGGATGTCTTCAAACTTGGGGTCCATGGCGGGCTCCGGGGTTGGTGGGTTGCGAGATCGGCCGTGTCGGCCGGGCGTCAGCTTCCGGGGGCTAGGTCGACAGGGTCAGCGTCAGGTCGTCGCCGCTGCTGTCCTTCTGCAGCTCGAACTCGGTGGGCACGGTGCGCTTCTTCTCCCGCGCGGCGTCGCCGCCGGAGATCCGCTGCGCGGCCGCGGCCGCGATCGTCAGCGTGTTCGTGCCGTCGGTGAGCACGAACGAGATCGCTTCCTGCGTGCCGGCCAGCAGTTTGCCGAAGTGGTCGTAGTGCGCGACCAGCCGCATCTCGGGCGCGATCGTGAGTTTGGGCGAGCCGTCCTCCACCTGGAAGCGGTGCAGCGCCGACGCCGTGGTGATGTCCTGTCGCGGGGCCACCTCCTGGCCCATGTCCAGTTCCCAGCCGTCGATCTGCGGGATGCTCCCGCCGCCGACGCTGACCGTCATCCCGGCTGCGCGGAACGCCGTGGTCGTGAGCGTAGGGTCGCTGGGCATCGCCTGGTCGCCGGGCGCGTCCCAGATCCCCATGAACTCGAACTCGGCCATGACCGACTGGCCCGGCCCCTCGGGGCTGATCTTGCAGGTTCCGTTCGCGCCGTGGATCTGCTTGTACGCCCCGCCTTGCCAGACGCGGATCGTCAGTGTCTTGCGGGCGGACATGTCCACCCAGGACGGCTTTGCGATCTCGCTGCCGCTGCCGCTGATCACGAAGCCGCAGCCCTGGAGCAGGGTGTACAGCCCGTCGCCGTGGCGCAGCCGCATCTTGAAAGACACCTTGCCCTTCTGCACGGTCTTGTTGCGCTTCGCCGCGCCGCCGTGGTTGCCGTCCGGCCGGACCTCCCCGCCGTCATAGAGCCCGTCCGGCTCGGCGGTGATGTCGAAGAGCTGCGAGTTGGCCAGCGCGGCGGTCGGCACGTTGGCCGTGCCGGAGGTCGTCTCGACCAGTGCGCCAAGCAGGGCCATCCGGGAGTTGAGCGGGGGGTTGGTAGGCATGGGGTTCTCCGTCGGCCGGGGGCCGGATTAGCTGGCAGGGGCGGTGCGTTCGGTGTTGGCGGGGCCCTGGTACGGGTTCTTGCGGAGCGTCTCGTAGTGGACCTCGAAGACGATCATCGAGGCGAGGGCGGGCATGTCCTCGGTGAACGGGCCGCGCAGCGTGTCGGTCACGACGATGTCGATCGCAAGGGGTTGGCTGGTCGCGGCCTCAACCACGTACGGGTCCGCAGAGACGGCCTCTTCAAGACGGCCGATCCAGCGATCGTGTGCGGCGTTGGCGGGCTCGTCGCCGGTGCTGGCCGACATCGCGCGGGTCGCGAGGATCATCTCGAAGGTGCGGAGCATTGTGCCGCCGTCGCCCTGCGAGCCCTCGTCGAGTTCTTCGTCCTGGCCGTCGAGGTACAAGCTGAACAGCGAGTCGTCGTTGCCGCGCTGGTCGAGTTCCTTGACGCCGGCCCGGGTCTTGTCGTCGGCCGTCGCGCGGCCCGCGGCGACCTCCTCGTCCATCCACGTCGGCAGCAGGGCCCCTAGCGCGGCGATGAGCTGCAGCTCGACCCGGCGTTTTATGGTGAGCTTCTCGGCCATCACACACGCTCCAGGAGGTACTGGGTGCGCTCGGCCGTTTTCTGCAGCAGGATCTCTCCCGCCTCGCTGTTGAAGACACGCTGGACGGCCGAATTGTTCTCGGCGACCTGCGGGATGGATGGGCCGTGCGGCTCATAGAGCGGCGTGCGGCCTTTGCCCTCTCGGCGGTAGATGCCTTCGTACCCGCTGGCCATCTCGATCAGGAACGCGTCGTGGATCTTCTTCCGCCCCCCCGACTTCTTGATCTTGTAGCTCACGCGCGTCCGGACACGGGCCCGCCCGGTCGACTGGAACCGACCGCCGTCGCCGCGGGTCAGCCCCGTCGCCTTCGTCTTCCAGTGCTGGCGCGGCGTGAACCGACCCAGGGGAAGCCGGCCTTTGCTAATCGAGACACGCCCACTGTCTACACGTGAGCCGCGACGCGTGACCTTCTCCGTCACCGGCCGACGGCGCGAGCCCTTCTGGTACAGCTTCTTCTGGGGCACCGCGATCTCGGCCGAGAGCCCGCGTGTGATCCGCTTACGGGATTCGCTAGTAGTGCGTTGGAGCGCCCAGGACTGGACCCGCGGCACCCCGTTCTTCACAGTCGACAGCGCCTGCTCATACTCCTTGAGCTGGCGCTTATCGAGTTGGACGTGGGCTTCAACGGGCATGGGGTGAGCGAGTCGGAGGGGTTAGCGGAGGGACATCGCCAGGAACCAGTGGGCGGGTGACGCGGTGTGTTCGATGACGCCGGCCACCATCCACTTCACGGTGGTGTCGCTCGATTCGACCCACTCGCCGGGGAGCGTGATGAGCGTCTTGTGCTTGACCACGGCGGGGAGTTCTTCACGCGCGACCTGCAGGACCAGCTTGTGCGTCTGTGCCTGCTTGCGGAACGTGGGGTTGCCGACGAGCTTGGCGTCGACCGGCCGGGCCATGACGATGGCGGTGCCGCCCGTGGGCAGGTGTGCGGTGCAGGACTCGCCGTGCACGGCCATCAAGGCCGGGCCCAGCGCCTGCTTCGCCATGTCGCGGAACATGCCCACGGGCGTGTCTCCTTCCAGAGGCGAGAGCGCCACGCGCGGGCGGCCGGCCTGGATGATGACACCACCGGCCGACCGCACCACGCGACAGCGATCCGGTCAGGTCTTACGTCACGGAGCCGACGTCGGCGTTGAGGTCGACATCGACGTACAGGTCACCGCTCGCACCACCGCCGATGCGGGTGCCGACGGCGAAGTCGCCCGTGGCTCCCGCCCCAGCGATCGCGGTGTCGGCGCTCACATCCCAGAAGATCTCTTTGGTCGAGCTGAGGTTGACGCCGTTGGCCTTCTTGATGCGGACGGGGCCGCCGACGATGACCTGGGTGGTCTTGCCCGAGGTCAGGGCGGCGGTGTCGAGCCCCGTGACAATGCCCGCGCGGTCATCGGGGAGCAGGATGACCTCGCCGCTGGCGGCGTCGGCGGCGAGGGTGTGGGGGATGGTGCGGACGTCGCCGCCCAGGACGGTGGCTTCGGGGGTTGCCATGAGGGTTCTCGCTTTCGTGAGAGGGTGTGTTCGGTGTCAGCGCGTCGGCCACGCGGCCGGGGGCTGGGTTACTCGGCGTCTTCCCGCGCGAGCGGGACCACGTCGAGCAGCTGCAGGTTGTTGAAGGCGGTGCGGAGCTCGATCGCCGCGACCCCCTTGGCGGGCTCGGCGTTTTCGAAGTCCAGGTGGCCGTCCTCGCCACGCGTGATTGCGCAGAGGACATCGCCCTTCTTGCGGTCGCCGTTGCCCAGGGCGGCGTTCTGCCGCAGAATCACGACGTGCTCGCCCGCGACGTCCGCGTCGGTTTCAGGGGCGGGGGGGTCGGCCGGGGGCGGTGCTGCGTCGGCTGGCGGGTCGACGGGCGGCTTCTCGCCTGCGTCGGGCGCGTCGGTTTCAGGGGCGGGGGATTTAGCCTTGGCTTTGGGCGGCATCGCTGTCTCCAGGTTGAAGGGGGAACGGGTCCGGGTGAAAACGCGGGGCCGGGGTGAGCCGGCACCGCGCGAAGGAGGAGATCAGCTTTAGGCACCGTCGCTCTTGTAGAGCGCCCGGTAGTCGCGGGGGTAGGCACCGATCACGTGCTTGATGTCCCAGCCGATACCCCACTCGCCCTGGCTGAGGACGAACGACCGCACCATCGGGCGGCGGTTGCGTCCCTTGAGGAACGCGACCCGGACCGTGCGGCGGGGGCCGGCCAGGAACCAGTTGGTCGCGGTGCCGGTGTGGGTGACCCCGGTGTCGGGGCTGGTCACACCGCCCGCGCCCAGGCGGTTCTCGGAAACGACCGTGAGGTTCTCCATCGCGATCACGTTGGCCGTGCCATTGGCGGCGGCGGTCTCGCGGATCTCGGCGGAGCTGATCAACTGCTTCGCCGTGAACCAGAGGTCTTGGGGGACGATCAGCGCTTTGGGGCGGATGTTGAGGTTGCGGGTGCCTCGCTTCTGCTTGGCCATCGCAGTGATGCCCGCCTGCAGGCCGGCCGCGCCGAGGGCCGACCCGCCGCCGGTGCCGAGGTTGGCGTGGTCGGCGTGGAACAGGGCGGTGCCGTCGGCCATGTTGCCGTTGGCGAGGAGCAGCGAGTAGACCAGGTCCGGCCGGAGCTGCGCGGCCTCCTCGGCCATCTCTTTAGGCATGTCGAACAGGACGCCGAAGTTGTCGTCGATCATGTCATCCTCGCCGAAGATGAACTTCTCGCCGTAGCTGGCGACCGAGTACTCTTCGGCCTCATCGTCGATCGTCGCGTCCGGGGCCTTGCCGTTACGGCCCAGCTTCTTGAGCCCGCTGGACTTGCCCAGCGTGATGTCCTTGTGGGTGCGGAAGTTGGCGACGTCCGTCTCGTCGGTCCAGCTCAGCGTGGAATCGCCGATCGTGCCGAAGCCCGTCCCCACCGCGGCGGTGACCGCGTCGGTGAAGATGTGCGCAAAGGTCGCGGTGCTGACCGCGGCACGGAAGGTTTCTTCGTAGCTGTGCGGGATCGACCGGCCCTCGTGCCGCAGGCACTCGCGGGCCATGTCCACCAGCGACATGTGCGAGAACCGCTCGCCCTGCTCCGCGGCCTGCGCCTGGGCGGCGCTGCGTTGGTCGGGGTTCAAGCTGTTGCCCACCTGGATGTTCTCCACGCCCAGCCCACCGCGGAGGATGAGACCGGCCGACATCGCGGCGACGGCCGCGTTGCGGGCCAGCCCGCGCGTGTGCATGGCGGGGCTGCCGCTGTGGCCCTGCCCTTCGCCGGCACCGCCACGGAGCCCGCGCTCGGCCTCGAGGATGGCGAGCGACGCCTGCTCGACGGTGAGCCCCTCGCTGATCGCGCGGGTGATCACCGCGTCGGGTGTCTGGTCGGTAGCCAGGTCCTGGATCGAGCGGATACGCTCACGCTCGCGCTCGGCGATCTGCCGCTCGACATCCGCCTGGCTCGGGCCCTGGGGAGCGGGGGGCTGTGCCGGGGC